AGTATTATAAGAAATAGCTCTTTTTTCTAAACCATTTTGGTCATTCCAACCTTTTATTTCACCAATGTCTTTAGCCTTACCAGCCGAAGTAAGTTGTGGTGTTTTATTTAAGAAATATCCTTGTGCGACTAAAGATTGCATTTCTTCTTCTGTTGGGTTAATTAAATCTGTGGCTCTGTTTCCATCTCTATCTGTTACTGCCCATGTTTCTATATCATCATCAACTTTTCCATTTGCAAAAGGGTCTGCTAATGGACCAACAATAAACTTAGTTCTATCTATATTTTCTGCTTCTGATTTTAATATTGTTCTAACAGGTTTTCCTGTAATCTTGTCATATAAAGTAAATCTTTCTACTGAACCAGGTTTAGTAGTACCAGCAGCAAGTCTAGGGTCTAAACCAAGCTCTTGTAGTTTAATCATGTCAGCATATTGTGGGTTATCTAATGCAAATTGTCTTAATGCTTTTTTTTGTTCCGCCATTTGCATTTGCTGTTCAGCTAACTGCATTCTTCTAGGATCACCAGATAATATAGCAGAAGATTTACCTAGGCTTCTTTGTAAAGCAGCTAAACCTTCCTGCCTGCGCATGCGCGCCTGCTCTGGAGACACTTGCTCCATTGGGTCATAACCGCCAATCTCTGTTAGGCCTCTGCCTACTCTTTGACCCAACCCTTTAAATAAATTCTGTATTGCCATATTACATTCCGTAAGGTGTTTGCGTTGTTTGTGATGGTGAGAACAAGTTACTAAATATTGGTTGTGCTGTGTTTAAAAGCCCCATACCAGCTTGGAATTTTTCTAATCCACTAGGACTATATCCAGTTGTTGTTGTTTGTGTTGGCTGCATACCGCTTACACCAGTTGCTAGTAAACCAAGTTGTTGCTGTGGATATTGTAGCGCTCTTTGGAACTCGCCTCTTTGCGCTCCGATAGCTTGTTGCTGTAATGCTTGTTGTTGCTGTCCTATACCACCTAGTAAACCAAGACCTTGTAATTGTTGTCCTGCTAACCCACCAAGTAATCCTGATCTTTGCGCACGCGCTTGCATCTCTAACTGTGGCTGTGCTAAAGCTGCTCTGCCAGCAATGTCTAAGCCACCTAATTGTCTTTGTTGTTGTAGCTGTGCTTGCTGCATCCTTCTTTGTTGTCCTAGTTCTGCACCAAAGATACCTGCTTGTTGACCAAGCTGTGCCTGTTGTAATGCACGCTGTTGCTCTTGACCAGCACCAAATACACCTAATTGCTGTTGTCTTGCTAAATCACGCTCCGCCGCCGCCTGCGCCTGCTGGAATCCTGACTGTCTTAAACCAGCTGCTGTTCTAGCCATTTGCTCTGCGTAAGGTCTTTGTGATTCAGACTCTAGTAATGCAGATCTTGAACCACCGAAAGCACCTGCTCTGATTGCTCTTTCTTGTGCGCCAGTTCTTGCTATGTCAGCTTGTCGCTGTATGTCACCCATTGCTAGATCTATAACTTGTTGTTGATATGGAGATTGATAAGCGCCTATGTCTTGGCTTAATAAACCTCTGAACTGCGGTGTAGATACTGGACCTATTTGAGCTGCGCCTGGAGCTTGTGTTGCTTCTATGGTTGGTGCTTCAAAACCAGTGACAGGTTGTATGGTAGGCTTAAATTGTTCTTGTGCCATACCTTGTAAAGCTTTGGTTGGGTCATAACCCATACCAGATTCAAATAGTCCTCTAGTAGCTTGAAATTGTCGTAGTTGATCTGGTGAGAAACCAGCAACCATTGGTCCTGTATAGGGTATAAAAGGTTGTTGTGCAATTTGTTGCGACCTACTATATAGGTCTTGTTGCATTGCTTGTGTTTGTGGGTCTACCTGTTGTGTAGTTGTTGTTTGTCCAGCAGCTGAACCTCCGCCACCAGTTAAGCTTTTAACTGCGCCTACAGCTCCTGCTACTTTTCCTACTGTTCCTAACGCTGCTAATCCTGCTGCCATCTTAATTCCTCTTATAAATCTTTTTTAACTATATAATCGTGTTCAAATCCTAGATGTTTTATTTTTCTAATCCATCCTTTTCGACCACCGCCATAAAGTCTTTTTACACCGACTTGTTTGGCAAACTCCTCTATATATGGGAGTATTTCTTCCAACTCTTTGTAATTACCACCACAAAACAAAATATTCATTACTTTAATTTGTGGAAATACTACAAATTCTGTTATGTATGCAGACTTTTTGCCTGGCCATAAATGGAATATTCCATTCCTTATTTTATCCTCTATGTCATCAATTGTATAGGAATCTTGATGTTTTACAGCTTTTGCTATATAAGGCTTACACCTTTCCCATTCAACTTCCCAAGGCTCTCTTTTAGCCTCTTGTATGTCTACTACTTTATTAGTCGCCTTTGCCATACTCAACAATACTTGCATAAACAGTTAAATTACCAGCGCGATCTGCTTGTATCTTCACAACATCGCCTTGATGTAAGAACATACTTCTAGTTAAAAGCTCCTCTGTATCATAAGCAGTAATGTTATATTCTTTAAATATAGTGTAAGTAGTACCTGCATTATCTACTGTAAAGGTAATCTTAGTTTGCTGATTATCATGGTCACATACCAAGATAGATTCAATTACAGCACAAGTAAAGTCATCACCACTTGGAGCTGTATAAAATGTTGTTAAGTCTGTAGTTGTAAGTATGCTGTGCGCTACTTCTATTCTTTGTATATATTGTCTTTGTGAGGATAGATCCATTATCTTCTACCTCTGTTTCTTAAATTAAGTCTTATATTACCAACTTGGAAATCCTGTGTTGTGCTACCTGTTACAGTCATTTGTACTTGTCTTGCTGTAAACCTAGCATCGGTATATCCATCGCTTTCAAAGGTAAAACTACCAAAGTCTGTCTCGCTACCTAATGGGGTAAACTTACCTTTAAAACTTATTGTTACACCTGGTAATGTGTTTGCTTCTTCATCTGGAATAATCTGATTACATTGCACATAGTTATCGCCATTACCTAGTTCTATTGGACCACTTGTGCAAAAAGGCACATCACTATTTAAGTTTGGCGAATTAGATAATGTGGTTGATTCGTGTTCGTATATAAAACCATTTGAATCACCAGCAATAGGAAAATCAAACGCACCTTGGTCAATCCAACAGCCTCTATCCATTGAGCCTATAGACCAAGTGTTTTCTAAGTAATTCCAAATTACATATTTGTTTGGTAGATATATACCATCACCGCTTGGGAAACCCCACCATATTTCGTTAAAGTTAGAGTTATGTCCACCCCAACATGCTTTCCTTCCTGGTACATTTAGTTGGTCGTATACATAATCATGCACATCGCATGGTATTTCTCTAACAACACCATCGTAAACAAAGAATGAGTTTTCACCCATCCACGCTAGAAAGTTTCCTGTTTGTACGACTGATCTTCTACTAACTGCTTTACAGTTTGCACCTGCTGCGGTTATACCATAAACAAAAGGTGAGCCTACATAACTCATTCTATCAATACCAGTATCACTAAAAACCATAACATCGTTTTGGTATTTGACTGCTAGTAATGCACGACCACCTGTTGGTATTTGCACATCACCTGCTGTATTGGTAGCTTTAGATGTCCAGTTGTTTCTATCTTCTCTATCACTCCATGCTACCTTTCTAGGGTCACCACCAGAACCAATAGCAACTAAATGCCTTTCATTAGTTACTAGGACAGCCTGACAGCCTGTAGGAGCGTTAGTTACGACTGTGCCAATAGTATCAGCTGTTCCACCTGAAACTGGCCTCCACTTGTATATCTTGCCATCACCAGAAAAACAAAAGACTAAATCCTCACCCCAGTTATCAAAGGAGAAATGACCTGTATCAAGAGGTAGTCCAGATTGACTTCTAGCATCGCCATAATCTTCTACGTTATAGTGGTATGCACCATAACCAAGAGGATCATTAGAAGCATCGTTTACAAAACCAGATGGTGTTATATCAGTCCATGTGTTGTCGTATAAAACATAAACCTTTTGTCTTGTACCAACAGCTAAAACAGATGCACCTAGGTTGTCCTTATAGGCATACATACCTATAGGCTCACCATCAAGTGCTGTAGTTTTTAGTTTAGACCAACCACCAATAGGTTTTAGA